CCTGAATTAAGGTCTATTCGTTATGATGGTGCTAATGCTTTACAAACTGGTGGGGCTATTGGATGGTTAAAGAAAGTAGCAAGTGGAGATGTAAATGCTGATTTACCTGTTATTATACCAGTACAGGGTAATAGTATAAGATACGGTAGTGTAACTAAAAATACAAATACTTACTAATGAAGATATTTGGTAGAACATTTTTTGAGAAAGTACAGGATATAAGTAACAACTTACCTAAGACTGCTAATATACAAAGAAAAATAAACTTTGAGCAAACATTACACCGTACACGACAAGATATAGGAACGTGGAGAGCTGCAATGTTACAAGCTGAACACTTACATTATCCTAATAGAGTTGAATTATACCGACTTTATAAGGATATAATGTTAGATGCACATTTAACGGGATTAATCAACACACGTAAATTTCAGATATTACAAAGTGAGTATAAGGTAATTGATAAGGCTGGAAATGAAGTGGAGGATAAAACGAAGTTAATCCATCAAAAATGGTTCTACGATTTTATTGATAATAGTTTAGATTCATTATTTTATGGGTTTAGTCTTATTCAGTTTGGTTCACTACAAAATGATGTATTTAGTACTATTGATTTAGTGCCACGCCAATACGTTAAACAGGAGTTTGATATAGTAGTAGAAACACCAGCAGCAATAACAGGAGAAAATTTCTTAGATGGAAAATATAAAGGATGGGTTATAGGAGTAGGCAATAAGAGAGATTTAGGACTATTAGCTAAAGCTGCACCGTATGTACTTTGGAAAAAGGGGGCTATGCAAGCATGGGCTGAATATACAGAGATTTTCGGCACTCCAATAAGAATTGGTAAAACAGATGTAAGAGATGAAGTTACACGCAGTAACATGGAAGGATTTTTAAAAAATATGGGTGTTTCTGCTTATGGTGTATTTGATACAAATGATTTAATTGAATTAGTTGAAAGTAATAGAACAGATGCTTTTGATGTTTTTGATAAAATGATTGACAGATGTAATTCTGAGCTATCTAAATTGATATTAGGGCAAACAGGAACAACAGATGAAAAGAGTTACTCAGGTAGTGCAAACGTACACGAACGAGTATTAAAGATGTATGGCGAGCAAGATGAAATGTTTATAGAGAATGTAATTAACTTGCAATTATTACCATTACTTAATTTTCATGGTTTAGGATTTGAAGGATTAAGAATAGAGAGTGAAGAAGAAGGTAAATTTAGCTATGAAGAAAAGGCTAAAATTGATTTGGAGTTATTGAAATATTACGATATAGACCCTAAGTATATTGAAAGTGAGTACGGAACACCAGTAACGGCTAAAGTACAACCAGTAGACAATAAAGGTAGTGTAGCAAGTGTTAAAAATAAGTTAGACGAATATTATAGCTAATGTGTGGAATCTGCAATGTAACAAATAGCAGCGAAAACTTATTAGACATATTTAGTGATGAAGAAAGAGATAGGTTTTTAAGAAATATTTATGCTGGTATCGTAACAAATACAGCTTTAGATATTAATTATTATTATAAAGTAGCACGTAAATTAACTGATGGTATTTATAGTGGATTTGGTCAGGAACTTATTAAAACGCAGTGGGGAACGCCTGACTATGATATGTTATTTAACCTACGTGAGAGTGCGTATATTTTTAGCGCTGCGAAGGATTACCAACAAACGAAAGAAATAAGTTCTTTGCTTACTACTGAAAAAGGATTAAAGCCTTTTAGTGAATTTGAGAAAGATGCGTCTAAAGTATTTGATACTTACAATAGAAACTATCTAACTGCTGAGTATAATAGCGCAATAGCACAGGCAAGGTCAGCAAGTTTATGGATGGAAGTTGAAAGGGAAAAGAATATTTATCCTCAGTTACAATATGAAACGGTAGGGGATGGTAGAGTAAGACCTGGACACGCTGCATTGGATAATATTGTTAGACCTGTTGATGATAAGTTTTGGGATATTTACTACCCTCCGAATGGATGGAATTGTAGATGTGTAGTTTTGCAAGGGCAAGATTTAGTAAATACTGATATGCGTTCTTTTAAGAAACCAAGCGATAAAGATGTACCTGAGATATTTAGGTTTAACGCTGGTAAGACTAAACAAATATTTAGTCCAGCACATCCTTATTTTGAGGTTGCTAAAGCTGAAAGAGAATTTGCAAAAACTAACTTTGGATTACCTTTACCTAAATAAATGGCAAACGAGGCACGAAAATTACAGATGGCACAGGTTAAACTTCAAAAGAGTTTAAATGACTTTGTAGTAGTTATGGGTACGGATGCTAAAAATCACTTTGTGCGTAGTTTTAGAAACCAAGGTTTTGAAGATGCAAGTGTAGAGAAATGGGAACCGAGAAAAAGAGCAACTTATAGACGCAAAAGTGGAAAGGTTGTAGATGATACAAATAGAGCTATTTTAGTAAAGACTGGCGATTTAAGAAGAAGTATAAAAGTTCTTAATAAAAGTTACAGAAGCATTACATTAGGTAGTGATTTGCCTTATTCAAAGATACACAATGACGGGGGAATAATACATAAAAACGCAAGTAAGAACTTAATGTATTACAGGGAAGTATCAACAAATATATTAACAAGAAAAACAAATAAAAGATTTGCAAAGCAAAGAGGGCGTAATAAGGCAACTCACGCAATGGAAATAAATATAGGCGAACACGATATTAAAATGCCTAAAAGACAATTTATAGGGCATAGTAAAAAGTTGATTGACCAGTTAAGAATGAAGTTAGATAAACGAATAGTAAACGTATTTAGATAGTGGAATTAGAATTATTTATAGTATTAAAGGCTGAGATTGAGGCAAAGTTACCAGAGATTAAAACGGTAAAGTTGTATAATAATCAGTTTGAAAGTGAGAGTGTAGAAAATGCTTTTTTATATCCTGCTGTTATGATTCAGTTTCAATCTAATGGATTTAAAGAGTTATCACAAGGTGTTCAGCAATTTGATATGATTATCACAACTCATTTAGGGTTTGAAAGTTATAAAAGTGAAGATACTGAAGTATTGAGATTAAAACAAGATTTGTATAGGGTAGTAAATAGATTTAGAAACGAGTATTTTAGTAGATTATTAAGAGTAGAAGAAAGACCTAACTATAATCATAACAATATTCATGTTTACGAAACTGATTACAAAACAACAGGTAAGGATTTTACAACAGATATTAGACCAAATAAAGATGTAACAGCTACACCAGTAGTAACACCATCTATAACAACATTAGGCAATTTATAATGGCAAGAAGTATAGCAACAATACAAGCAGAGATGGACGCACAACAAGCGTTACAATCTGGATTAAGTGGATTAGATAGTCCAAGTCAAACGGCTATTTATACCTTATGGAAATACATTGTATCTGCTGCAATTTGGGCGCACGAAACATTGTGGGATAAGTTTAAAGTAGAATTAGAAACAATTGCAGATAATGCACCAGTAGGTACTGATGGATGGGTGCAAGAGCAATCTTTGTTATTCCAATATAGCGCAACAAGTCCACAAGTGATTGTACTTAATAATTTTGTGCCAAGCTATCCAGTAGTAAATACTGATTTACAGATTATAACACGTTGTAGTGTTAAGACTTTACCTAATAAGGTAGTAAGTGTTAAGGTTGCTAAGTCAAGTCCTCCTGATGCTTTAACGGCAACTGAGTTAAGTTCATTTAAAGGTTATTTAGATGACATTAGCTTTGCAGGAGTGCAATATAATGCTATTTCTTTAGCTTCTGATAAACTTTATTTAGATGCTGAAATATTTTATAATGGTCAGTATTCAAGTGTTATTAGCGATACTGTAATAGCTGCAATAAACGATTATTTAGCTAATATTCCATTTGATGGTAATGTACGTGTATCTTCATTGTACGATGCTATTCAGAATGTAGCAGGAGTAACTGATGTTATTATAAACGATATGGCTATTAGAGCAGATGCAACAGCATTTGGCAGTAAGACTTATTTAGTACAAAGTAACGCAACGATATACAATAAATATCCTACGTTTGCAGGGTATGTAGTAGAAGAAACAACAGCAAGTAATACATTTGTTGATAAATTAACCTTTACGCCTGAAAGCTAATGTTTGATATTTACATTATACAATTTAGTTTATTATGGGAGAAATTATACCCACCACATTTGCGTAAAGCATTGCATTTGGCATGGGGTGTAGTTATACTTGCACCATTACAAGAATTAAGAGATTTAATATTTAATGACTATGCAAATGGGAGTACAGCACCTAAATATGATAACGCAACAGCTTATGTAGTTGGTGATAAGGTGTATTTAAATAGGGTGTTATATCAATGTATTGATGCAACAACAGGAAACGCACCAACAAATACATCTTATTGGAAAGTATTATTAGATAATAGAATAGGTATAAGAGAGCGTATAAAATACAACTCAAGAAAGATAGTTTTAGAGTACGGATTAAATAGATGGTTTGATGTTCCTGCTGCTGACCCTCAAATATACATAACAAACAATACTATTTATGGTACTGCTTTTATATTAGGGCAAACTGGCGAGTATAGTAGTACGATGGCACGTAGTAGTACACATCAATTATATTACTTAGGTAATAGCTACACTTACCGTTCTGATGCTTTTACAATTTACGTTCCAATAGCAGTATTTA